CCCTAGATAAGGCATTCTATGTTTGCTCCATGATTGATACTGACATGTCTAAAGCAGATCCTGCTGATGCTTGAGCTTTAACCACATCGGTTGTTTGTAATACTAACTTTTGACCACCAAACACTTCTAATGTTGTATTTGCTGGAATACTTACTGATTTTAACAAAAAGATATTAGCATTTGTTTCTGTATCAGATGTATCTGAAACCAGTTGCACATCTGCTGTGATTGTATTACCAGTAATATTACATAGTGACATTCCCAAAACAATCGTAGTAGTTGCACTCGGTACAGTATAAACTGTAGCTAAAGAGCTGTTTGATACAGCAGCTTTAGTTTTTATTTTAAATGTATTTGCCATGTTTTCTCCTTTAACCTAAAGCAATAGCCAATGCTGTAGCATCAGCAAGTGAAGTTTCACCATCAGTACCTGCACTTCCTTGTGCACCAGTGTTACCAACTGGAATGCCAAGTGTGAAATTTAAAGTAGCAGCTTGAGTTGTACCTGAGTTTGTAATAGCAACTGTAGCACTACTACCAGCACTCAAAGTGTTTGTCGTTACAGATCCAACAGCTACAGTAGCTCCATTAGAATCTACATAACTTTTAGTAGCTGCATCTTGAGCTGCTGATGGATTAGTAACATTTTTAATACGTCTGCTTGTTGCATCAAATTGATCAGTGCTATCTTTTACTAAAGCATCACCAGCAATATCAATAGACTCTTGAGCCATATTAAAAGCTTGAATACTATCGTTATCTAGATCTGATTCCTTAAAGACAGAACCAGCAGCATAATCAACGAGTCTTGTAGATTGACTTGTAGCTCTTCTTATTTCTATTACGGCATCTTGAGCTGGAGGTGTTCCAAACTGTACTTGATTAGAACTAGGAAAAGTGTAGTGAGTTGTAATTGTCTTAGTTACTCCATCAACCTTTACGATAACATCATCAGTTGATCGGTAACTAAAAGGTACACTGAATGTAGTGGTACTGTTATTGCCAGTATAACGATTTAAAGCAAATGCCATAGTTTTTCCTTATTGTTGTTGTTGTTTAAGTATGTTTAGGATAGCTGGCACTTCATTCATACCAGCTTTTGCAAGTGATTTAGAAACCTCTTTGTTAATAAACTTATCAAATAAATCTTTGTTTTGCTCTGTCTTACCCTCTTCTATTATTGTAAGAAGCATAGCTTGGTCTCTAATTTTTTGAATAGCAGATTTAACTCTTGTAAAACCAGCTCCTCTTTTAGATACATCTTGAGTACCAAAAGGAAGTCCAGCTCTTGCATAAGCATTAACAACCTCAACGAGTCTAAGCTCTCTTGTTTTTCTCATATATCGATCCATAAGAGTTTCTTTACCATCGGCTGTTTTAGTTATATTAAGTTGTACTCCTGGTAAGAACCTATGAGTTACTTGTGGTATAAAATTTGTACCAGTAGCCTGACCAGCAGCTATTAAATATCTTTCTGCATATAACTCTTCTTTCGTTACAGCTTCTTTTCTTATCTTAGTGTCCATTACATTTAGTCCAACAAACTTAGACATAAATGGATTGTGTATTTTTCTTGGTCTTCCTAAAGGTGTATATGAGTTAGCAATCGTTCCAGATTTAAACATGGACATAGCATACTGTTCTAAAGTTTGTGGATCTTTAAGTTGATCATCAAATTGGTAAGCAACATTTTGAGCTGTTTTTGGTATAAGTAATCTTACTTTTGATGTAAACCACTCCATTACATCATATTCTTTATCTTTACTAGTGTCATCTATTTCATCTGTAAGTTTTAACAGCTGATCAATACCACCAAATAAATTTGCATCTCTTATTGTATTTACTATAGAAAACCATGCAGTTTGTATATACTGTAAAGTTTCTTTATATGCTGATGCATTAACAAATTCACCTTGTTCTCTTCTCATCTCAAGGTTAGTTAAATAATCAAAACTATTAAATAGTATTTTTAGAGGAGTAGATATAGGATCTAAATTTCTATAATTTATTTCTTGATCACCAATTCTAATTGTGTAGGGAGGTAAATCTCCATACTCTTCTGACTGTCTTCTTAGCCTATGATTTGTAGCAGTAATACTACCAGTTGCATTTCCAGTTATATATAAAGACATAGCAGCAGCTACAACACTATATCCAAACAATGCTTCACCATTAGCTCTTGCTTGTCTTCTGATTCCATTTTTACCTTGCAAGTCAGCTAGATATTTAGGAGCTAAAAACTGAACTCCAGGTGTCATCCTAACACCAACTTCCATAACTCTTATTGGAGTTCTAAAGAATAACTGTCCTACAACTTTAAATATAGGATGCCCAGCTACAAAATTTTCGTATCTTTTTGCAGTTCTACTAACAACACCTTTTCCAGAAAATTCTCTTTTAAATAAAAAGTCTTTTGTAAAATCTAAACCCTCAGTATCTAGTCCAGTCTTCATTCCCTCTTTATTTTTATCTATTGCTCTTTTTACAAATATTTCTAGTTTCTTACCAGACAAACCTCTGTTTTTTCCATCTCTTATCAGAGCATCAATAGCAGTCTTTTTAAATTCCAAAGATTCGTCTATTGTCTTTTTTATATGACTCTCAAGGTCTTCTTCAAACTTTTTACTTTTAACATACTTTATACCAAGCTTTTTATCATTTAGAGCCTTTTCAGTAAACTCTTCAGCAGCTTGACCAGCTATGTAACCTCTGTAAGTTGTCTGCTCAAAGAAAGCATCAGTTGCTAATAGAAGTCTAGGAAAAGTTCTTATTAAACCTGCACCAAATCTTTTAGGAATAGAGGGTAAATTCTTTCCACCAAACTCCATAAACTTATCATAAGTATCAGTAAGAAAAGCTTTTTCATATTTTAATGCTGCTCGAAAAGCTTTAAACCCTGCTCCAGCAGCTTCTTTTAATGCACCATATTGAGCTGATACACCTTTAATAGCAGCGATACTATAATCACCTCTACCAAAAAATTCTAACAAAGGATTTAATGCAGTTCTGTAAAATGATGGTATACCATTAACAGTTAATGATGTTGTGCTTAGTGCATTACTAATCATAAGTTCTGACACTAATCTATTTACTGGTTGTATAATATTGTTGTAAACTTTTTTTGGTAAACCATCAGCTTCAAATGATTTTTGTATGAGGGACTCTTCTACTTCTCTAAGCTTCTCTTTAAGCTCTACGACTTTTGTGTAATTGCCACTTTCAAACTCTGAATCAATTTGTCTGTTTAAAGATTTTATTAAAGGATTAATTCTTGCTTTATGTAATCTTCTTACATAAGCATCCATAAATTGGTTTAAATTTTGTTTTTGTTTCTTTGTTAATTTTACTGTTGGATCATCAGGCATAACATCACCAGCTTTTACTTTACTTAAAGAACCAGCAAAAATTCTGTCTTGTAGTTGACCCATTATTCTACCTGATGACTGTCTAAAATCATCATCAACTTTAGCAATTTTATCTTCAAGTGTTTTTAAGTTTTTGAAATGATCTATAAGATTTCTACTTGATGTCTCATCAGTTGTATTTTGTAATATTTGAAATGTTTTTATTAGTTTTGAACTAACAGTGTCTCTAGCTTCTGCTAATGATTTTTGTAACAACTGACTCTGTGCTTCATTTAATTCAGTTCCAAATAGCTTATGTAACTCATCTAATTCATCTAAACCTAATGTTTCAAAATCTTTGGTTACAGCTTCAACAATTTTACTAACAACTCTTCTACTTTGAACCCCATCTTCTTTAACACCAACAGGTGTTCCATCTGTTAATTCTTTAATCTTTTTTACTATATCATTTAGATTACTTGCAATAGGGTTAGAACTAAGGATAGCTTCTTCTTCTAAAAGTTTCTTTTCTTCATCAGTTACTTTTATTTTTTCTGATGGTAATTCTTTACCTGCCTTTTTTGCAGTTAATAAGTTTGTTACTGTTTTAGCTCCAGTTCCTAATACACCACCTAAAGCTCCTCCGATAGCTGTAGCTAAAGCAACTTCACCTCCACTTATCTTTTCTTTTTTACCACCAGCAACTTCAACTGTTTGCCTTGATACATTTTCTAAAGCTGAAAAGGTAGCTGTCTCGGTCGCTAACATTACACCTGTTCCAACAGAAGATTTAAGTGCTTTTTTAATCTTTTGTTTCATCGCTTTTTTTGCAACAAATTTAGCACCAACTCCGATACCTAGTGTTCCTACACTTAACCAATTAGTTAAATCTGTACCCATACCAATAACAGCTCTTTTTGTACCAGACAAAGATAAACCTAAATCATCGTAGGCATCCATCATATATAAGAAAGCTTTCTTTTGTTCATCTGAAGCTCTTCTAATATAATTAGCTTTAAACATTGTAGAGCCAAGATTATAGTTAAACCATCCCATTTGGTTAAGACCATACTCACCAGCTTCTTCGTCAGTGCCATTGAAATCTCTTCCTCGGTTCATTCTAAATATTATTTTAGAAGCATCGATAAAGTCAGGATCGTTTTTTAAAAACTCATCATTGGTAGAGTTTTCTGTATCAGGGTCTTGATACATTTTATCGAAACTAGGTTTAGGAGGTTGTTGAGTTTCAGCTTGTTGTGGAGCTTGTGTTTTCTTATAAGCATCAATCTTTTCCTGCATCTGCTGAATAGTAAGGTCTTCATCCTTGAAATTATAATTCTTACCACTTCTAGGATCAGTATATTTTCTAACCATTATAGTGTCGGTATCTCAAAATCAGGAGCTGGAATGTCAAAAGTTGAGACATTTCTCTGATCTGCTGATCTATTATCTAATGTTTTTACAAAACCAAAATCTTTTTCTAGTGCTTGCTTTGTTGCAATAGAAGCTTTTTGATATACTTGTTCTCGTAAAGTTTTTGGACTGACATTGTTAAAATCTTTTCCATTATTTTCATAAACAAATAACAACAGCTCATCAACAGCATCATCATAATATTGTTGTGCCCAACTTTGTAAGTCTACCCTTTGTTGAAGCAACTCATATAAAGGGCTAGCTGTAAAAGGTGCTACATGAGAATTAGTAACAACATTGAAATACCTATCATATTCAGGATTGTTTTTTAGGTTTTTTGCACCATTAGCAAGTGATTCTACCTTTTTCATTAAAGCTATTTTTTCTGGCTTATTAATATCTTCTGCATCTTTTATTTGTTCTAATATTTGAGAGGGTGGTATATCGCCAGTTATTGTTGAACCAACTATTTGTGTTTCAAGTCTTGTACTGTTAATTAAACTTGTTTGAGCATCAACTTCATCTGGGTCTTCTGTATTTAAAAAGTCTACTAAATTTTTATTTGCAGGATCATAATCTAAGTAATTTATTCTTTGATTAGGGTTTTTTTCTTTTTTGTTATATAAGTCTTGTTGTTCTTGTCTTATTCTTAAAGTTCTTTCTCTTTCTCTAGCTTGAAATTCAGCAGATTTTCTTGCAAGAAGAGATTGTCGTATAGATACTTTTTTATCAGCGACTTGTTGTTTAAGATCAGGTGTTAAATAGTTTCCCTTTGGTATCATCTCTAGCACCTTTACTGCTTGTGTAATGTCACCAGTCTCATCTGCAATTCTTTCAGCTACATCTAAAACAGTTTCAACTATTCCATCTCTTCTTGATATAGTATCTAAAGATGAAGATTTTGCCCAAGTATCATCTATTGCTTTTAATGAAGTAGGTTGAGCAGATGTTAAGTTACCTCTTATTACTAAAGATACTTTTCTTCTAAAATCATCATTTTGTATCTGTATATCTCTTTTTGCTTGTTCTGATCTAAACTGTAAGTTGTATTGTCTGATCTGACCCTCTATTGTAGATAATGCTCCTTGAGCAAAAAACTCTCTGCCCTCTACTTGTTGTGAAATATCTTGTCTTAAATCGTTAAAGAATACTGATCGTGCACCAGAATTAAACTTTATGTTTTCATCTGATAATGCTTTTTGTATTTGTTCATCAAAATACTTTTCTGCATATTGAGCACCTAATCCCTCGGCAACTCTTGCTCTAACTCTAGGTGACAAATCAGGAAATATTTCTCCTACTTGTGTCTTACTAGCTAGTCCAAGTTCTGCATCTTTTTTAAACTCATTGACATAGAAATCAATTTTTTCTAAATCTTCTTTTTCTTTTTCTTGTCTTTTTTGTTCAACAATTTCAGAAGCTACACCTAAAGCTTCTGCTAACTGGCCAGCTCCTGTGCCAGCTTGTTGAGTACCTCCTCCAGCAAAAGCATCTATAGGTCTTGCTTGAGGTTGTAGTCCTGGTTGTGTTAAGTTACCAACTGGTTTATTTTTTGCCATCTATACTTCCCTTATTATATTATACTAGCTCCACCAAAATTCATTCCTGGTGTTCCAAAATTACTTGGTCTTAAATTTCCCATAACAGGTGAAGTAACCATCGCTGACCTACCCATACCAAAACTATTACCAAACGTACTACCTATAGATGGTATTTTAAGTGCATCACCTATTCCAGGAATAGCAGCTATTGATGCACCAGTAGATATAAGAGAGCCTAAGATGTTACCACCAACTGGCTGTTCTTGTTGTGCATATCTATTTGCAAGTGTTGCATAAGATCTTGTTCTGTCATCATTTAGAGCAGCTACAGTGTTAGTAAAGTTTCTTTGAATTGTCTGGTTAGCCATACCAGCTTGCATCTCTGTATTTTCTAAAATTGCATCTACTGATAAACCAGTAATACCTGCTTCACCAAGCCTTACTTGTTTAGTAGCTCGGTTTTCCATAGCTTCTACTCTAGCTTTTAATAGTTCTTGTCCAGACTTCTCAGATTCTTCTTGTTGTCTTCTATCTAAGATAGCCATGTCTCTTCTATAGGCTGCATCTGCATTTGCTCGTAAGGTAGCATTTCTACCTTTAGCTGCACTTTCTTCGTTCTCAGCCTGTACATAGCTCATAACACCTTGACCTATTGTCAAAACTGCTGCAACAACTGGATCACACATTATTTAATTCCTTTGTAAATAAATAAAAATTTTCTTTTTTAACACCATAAGGTTTTTGAAATTTTACATCAAAGCCACACCACTGTAGCCACCTCATAGCTGTCTTATTTTTGTCGTGAACAAAATTATATAAGACTGGATATTTTTCACCTAAGTGATCTACCCACGTTCTACACTCTCTTAAGAATTCTTTTGATATACTTTTTATTGATGATGATGTTAACATCCAAGGCACTCCATAGTTAGTGCCATTAACACAATCAGAAACACCAAACATTCCTATAATCTCATTACCATTGACAATAGTGTACACTTTAGCATTAGGAGCTTTGAATGCTCCCATTAAAGCATCGATTGGTTTATGACCATTCATAGCTTTTATTTCCTCAATGTCTTCTTTTCTTAATCGAGGAGCTAATATTACAGCATGAGTTTTAGTTGCTTCTATTACTTCTGCCATTATATCCTTTGTGATCTGATAGTATAGAAACCCTCCCACTCAGCTTTTTGAAAAGCACAAGGAAGATAACTATCAGAAGTTATTGATATAGTTACTCTGTCATTTTTAGACAGAATAGGAAATCTAAATGTACCATCATCGAGTCTAACCTCTTCGATTAAACTATCAGATTCATTAACAATAATTCCATTAAATTCATAACTACTAGCAGTCCTAGATTTAGGGGTTACGTTAATTACAAAGTGACCAGTATCTTCATAGTCAATACTCATAGTTCTTAACTGCAACCTGCCAGAGTTGACTGTTATAGTGGCATTTTTTTCTTTGACATGTTGCTGTGAGAATTGATAAGTAAATGTATAGGGTATTCCGACTAAAGAAGCTGCTGCATTATAATTACCAGTAGCAGTTACTGTTGTTGTAGATGTTCTAGTAAGTGTAGGAATATCAACACCTTTTCTACTAGACCAAGCTCCTGACTTCACAACCTTTACTGTGTCACTTGTAGGAATAGGGTAAGGCAAAGTCCAAGTCGTAATGTTAGTACCTGAGTTATAAGAACCAGTAAGAGAAGTTTTTCTATCTAGCCTTACATTAAAATCTAAACCAGTATCAGCAGGATATTGTAACTCCATCTTTTCAATATAAACACCATCTGTTCTTGCTACAATTAAGTACAAAGTGTTTTCTAATAAATCAATATTAAGAATAGTATCGTTGTTGGATAGCTCGTAAAATGACCAAGCTGATAAAGCTTTTTTAGCTCTTGTTATTGTTGTTTCACCAGAAGTAAAATACCATCGGTAAACATAGATTCTATTTACATCTCCTGAAGTAATTGCATAAAGAGAATCTTCAGAATTAGATGCAACCATTCTTTTTACATTATTTGGAATGTATTGAGGAACATGAGCTGTAATGTTTGCAGCATTCTTTGTAATATTATCTTCGTCTACAAAGTATTCTCTTACGTTTGTAAATTCACCTTTCTTATATGCAAAGTAAACATTATTACCAGCTCCGACAGGCTGTACATTTGTATCAACCTCAAACTCAGTGGTTGCAGTAATACTAATTGTTTCTGGTGTGAGGTTACCATTAGACTCTAAGATAAATTGTGTTTTATCTGAGAAGAACAATAAACTCTCATTGTAGGGTATAACCTTTTTTAGAATAGAAACACTAGTGTGACTGACTGTCACATCTATAGGTGAATCATCTAATAAAGCTGTAACTGTACTAGGAAAGAAATTAAAGAAATCACCAGCTCTACTAAAAATTACATTCTCATCGGATATAAATCCAAGTCTATTTTTATGAAAGAAAACACCATTAATAGTTTGTCCTACAAAACTTGGGTCAGGAACTGATTCTAAATCTCCTACAGTTCTGTCATCATAAGTAGCTCTGTCAAACGTAAATGCACCACCAGACAAAGAAAGTTTATGTGGCATTGTTGTATTATTTATTTGAAACGTAATACCTGGTTTTACAGTTTCCTCATAGTCACCTCCAGTAGAAGTGGCCTTTACATAGTATTCATCAAACTCGTTACTAGGATCACCTATAATTTTATAGATATCTCCAATACTTACACCTGTAGTTGGAAGCTGAGAGAATTGGTTTTTTTCATCAGCAATACTTCCTGGTGTAGTACCAGTGTTCATAGCAACTGTTGTTTTCTTATTTATAATAAAAGTAAAATCAGCAACAGTTAAAAACTCTAAATCAGTTGAGGGATTACTGCACACTAAATAACCTGTACCATTAGGTGTGTTTACAGTGACAGAGTTACCACTTAGGTCATAGGCAACTACAGATGCAGTTGAATTGTCACTAGTAACAACAACTATATATTGATTGCTTGTATCTCTGTTTACAACATGGATAGCTGCATTACTTAATGATGAAGATGAAATTTTTGCTACATGTTCTGTTGGTGGTCGTTTAAGTAAACCATCAACAACTGAACTTATTCCATTAATTTGACTATCACATTGTGTAAGTTGTCTTAATGTAGCTGGTTGTTGTGAAACACCATTAATTAAATTTGGTATTGATGTACTGACTAAAGGCATTGGTTACCTCAAGGCTCGTCTTAGTACACCCCTGTTAACAATCTTACGAGTGGTAAAGTTGTCATTAAGTACGTTGTAATCTTGTGTTTGTGCTTCTATTTGTTCAAAGTATAGTAAAGCTTCATTCTCATCAGCTTGAGTAAATCCTGATAAAGTTTGTGATCCTAATATTCTATTTTGAAATCTTCGTGCTGATTTAACTGTTATATATCTTCTTATATGTTGAGGTAAATCTGTAAATTCTAAGAGTAAAACCATAGTAGTAAACAGAGTACCAGTGAAAGTTGTAAAACTTCGTTGCCCTCTATCATATAACCTTGTTCCTCTTTGTACGACATCGGTTTGTAGTGATTGACCAGTAGTATCTACACTAACACAATTAGCAGGTAA